TTGTTTACTCATAATTTTATTCTTTTATTCTATTTATTTTTGGGCATAAATCTAATTGATCTTTAAATTCACACCATTTACAATGTTTATTATTCTTACCTGCAATTGCCGGATAATTTCTTTCTAGATTATATGAGCCATCTGCATTGATTGCTGTATCAACAAATCCTTTTATCTCTCTTGCCAATTTATTTCTAGTTGGTTTACCTGACGCTGGACTAAATTCTGTAATACGTTTCTGAGGAAACATTGCTCCTTCAATCAACTTACGTTTTACTATCATATACTTAACATCAATCTTCTCTACATCGTAACCATATTGCTCTGCAAAGTATTTTTTATATAATACCAACTGAGATGTCTTTGTCTTATCTGCCTTTTGATATTTATTCCACCCCATTGTTGAAGTCTTGATATCGATAATTGTTATTTTATTATCACGTTTATCTCGCATAACAATATCTAAATAACCTAACATCATAACTTTATCATTACCTTCTTCAACCGGATGATAAATTGGAACTTCAATACCTATCAATTCTTCATTCTTTCTAGAAAAATATTGACCTCTTTTCTTCTTGAACCAATCTATGATTGCTACACCATCTTCATAAAATTCACCTAATTCAAACTTATTTGAAAAGTGACTATCCATTTTATCAACAGCTTCTTTATAAAGATTATACATTTGGTCTTTAAGGTATTTATTCAAATCAATCTTATCGGCTGCTGTTGCAGATTCATCATACATAACTGTAAGATAATGTTGCAAAGTCTCATGCATTGCAGTACCAAATATCGTATGGATTGATTGACTAAATGTTCTCAAACCTTTTGCATATGCCAACTCCCAATGTTTGGGACAAGTCGAATACATAGAAAATTGAGAATAAGATATTTTGCGCTCGTCTGGTAACGGCTCTCTAATACTATACTTTAAAAATTTATTCATATATAAATATAAGAAAAATTATTCGTAAAACCTAATTATTTGCCCCATTTCTTAGCGGCAACTATCTGCGCTATAATACCATATATCGATAGGTCTTGGAATGTATCTTGTTCAGACTCTCCTACTTCATCTTTATGACCCAATACAATTAATTGTTTTAATCTTTGAACTTTATCATTCATCCTAAACCAAAGTCCTGTTAAAGATAATTTGATATCATCTGATGTTTCTAAACTAGTTCCTACTGATATATTACCTGGACCATAATTCTTTTGTTTCTTACAAAACATTTCATATTGTTCATCTAATATCTTTTTGAATTCAGCACAAGTTTGTGGATAATTTTCTTCACAATATCTAATTGCATTATGGGCAACTGCGGTATTATCTACTTCTTGAAATTTTACTGTTCTTCCTGGATTGTCCTTTATTGTTTTCATATTCTTTTTTATTTATATAAAGATAAGAAATATATTTCAATTAGGCAAAGCTTTTTATCTATTTTTTCAATAAACTTTTTATTTCTTTTTCAGCCTTTCCATACTTCTTAAGGATTGAAATAATCTCTTGTTTATCTAATAAACTAATATATTCTTCTGCCTCATCTTTACGTACTTCATAATGACCTGATATAAGTTTAACAAGGTCTTTATTATACTTATCTGCCTTTTTACCTTTAATGTACTTATTGAATGATTTTTGTTTAGGCAAGAAATCAAAATATAATTGATATACATGTTTCTTACTCAATGGTCCTATTGTATATTGTTGAAACATATCAACTATTTCTATATAGTCTGGATTCATTGATAACCATCTATTTATCAAATATGGAGAGAAAGACTTCTGAGATGCTTCGTCTAAAGTATCCCAAGGAGTCTTCTTCCATGTTATATTTGCTAAATGGTCAAATATTGTAGCTGGCTTTTTTACCTTCATTACATCATTGGCATTTGTGGCTGTGCCGGTTCATCTTTTGGAATATCTGTAATAACACATTCTGTAGTTAACATTGTTCCTGCTACTGATGCTGCTTTTTCTAAAGCAATTCTAGTTACTTTAACTGGATCAATTATTCCTACATCAACCATATCTTCTAATACCGTTTCTGTTCTAACATCATATCCAGCTTCAGTTCCATTTGCATTATGTGTTACTATCTTATTCCAAATAACTTCAGGATTAAGTCCAGCGTTCTCCAAAATGGACTCAAATGGAGCCTTACAAGCTTTGAGAACAATGTCTCTTCCCAATGTTTGATCTTCATTTTCATATATATCATCCTCATGATGTTGATATCCTCTTAATATTGTTCCTCCACCAGCAATAATTCCTTCTTCAACTGCTGCTTTTGTTGCATTCAATGCATCATCTAATCTATCTTTCTTTTCCTTCATCTCAATTTCAGATCCGGCACCGATTCTAATTACTGCAACACCTCCTGACAATTTTGCTAATCTAGATTGTAACTGTTCTTTATCATATTCAGAATCTGAACTTTCTATTTGAGATGCTACATCTTTAATACGTTCTTGAACTGCTTCTTCACTACCATGGCCATTAACAATTGTTGTATCATTTTTTGTAATAATAACTCTTCCTGCTGTCCCTAGATGATCTAATGTAGCATCTTCTAATGATAATCCAACTTTTTGAGTTATAACTGTTGCACCAATTAATACAGCCATATCTTCTAACTGCTCAATTCTCTTTGCGCCAAACCCTGGTGCTTTTACTGTTGCAACTTTTAATGTACCTCTAACTTTATTAACTACTAATGTTGATAAAGCTTCTCCCTCTACATCTTCAGCAATAATTAACATTGTTCTATCCATTCCCATTGTTTGTTCTAGTAATGGCAATATATCTTTCATGTTAGAAATTTTTCTATCATATAATAATATAAATGGATCATCTAATTCTGCAGTCATTTTTTCTGAATTAGTTACAAAGTATGGAGATGCATATCCTCTATCAAATCTCATTCCTTCAACTACATCTAATTGTGTTTCTGCAGTCTTTCCTTCTTCAACGGTAATTACTCCATTCTGACCTACTTTATCCATTGCCTCTGCAATCATTTTTCCAATAGATGCATCATTATTAGCTGATATAGTTCCTACTTGTGCTATTTCATCGTTTCCAGATACTGGTCTAGATTCTTCTTTTAGATATTCAACAACTTTACTAACCGTTTTATCAATACCTCTCTTCAATTCAATTGGATTAGCTCCATTTGCAATCTTTTTATATCCTTCTTTCAATATAGCATGTGCTAATACAGTTGATGTAGTTGTTCCATCACCTGCTTCATCATTTGTTTTAGATGCAGCTTCTTTAACCATTTGTGCACCAGCATTTTGGATCGGATCTTCTAATTCAATTTCTTTTGCAACAGTTACTCCATCTTTTGTAATATGAGGTCCGCCAAAGGCCTTTTCAATCACTACTGTTCTACCTTTCGGTCCTAATGTCGACTTCACAGCATCTGATAACTGTTCAACGCCTTTCATCAATTCTAATCGAGCATCTGCTCCAAATATTAATTTCTTTGCCATAACTTATTTTGTTTTTTGTTCAATTGGTCTAAACTCTTCGTTAATAAATCCACATTCATCACATCTAAATGTCGGTACCGGAACTATTTGTTCTTTACCAGACGGTGATACTAATGCTGATATTCTTTTAAATGCATTTACTTGTCTAAAGTATTTACATCCACAATTTTCACATGCAATATCTTTCAGATCTTCTGGTTTGATATTTACTTGTGCATTTGGAGCTTGTCCTTGTCCAGGATTCATTCCTATTACTTTACCTTTGTTATAATTCTTTGCCATAACCTTTCCTCTATTTTAATTCGTTCAACATTTTAACAATCGTTGACATTATATGTAACTCTTTGTCTACTGCAAATGAATCTTGATATTGTGATTCTGCTAATATCAATATAATGCCTGCAATATGCCCTTTAGCATAATTATCTACTTCTTCGAAAAGATACTTATGTAATGCCGAGAAATCTTTTACCTTACTATCATTAATTAATTGTCTAATCTCTTTGAATGCAGTTTTCTTATCTGCCTTATCTAAGATTTCAACTAATTTAGTCATATAATTTGCTTGTATAACACTAGTGTCATCTACTCTTAACTTTCCATCGATGACCTGCCTCTGACAGCTATTTAATACCCTTCTTATATCAGGATAGCCGGCATTTATAATTGTAACAAGGTCCTTATTATCATATGACACTTGGAGTTCATCTAATATAGATACAATTCGTTTAGCTACCTCTTTTTTATTAGGAGGCGTTATACCAAATACCTGACACCTTGATTGAATAGGATCTATAATTTTTTCAACATAGTTACATGTCAATATAAATCTAGTTGTTTTACTAAATGTTTCCATTAGATTCCTTAAGGCAGCTTGGCCATTAGGAGTCATATAATCTGCTTCATCTAATATAACAATTTTCCATCTTTTGAAACCAACTGTACTAGCATAACTCTTAATTTTAGTACGAACAGTTTCAATATTATTCTCATCTGATGCATTGACATACATTAAATCTGCATCAACATTATTTGCAATAATCTTTGCTAATGTCGTCTTACCTGTACCTGCACCTCCGTAAAATAATAAATGAGGCACATCTCCTGATTCAATATACAATTTAACTTTATCTATAATATGTTCATTTCCAACATATCCATCTAATGTTCCAGGTCTAAATTTTTCGACCCATAATGTGTGTTCTTGATTTCCAAACATATCTAATTTCCTGTTGAGCCGTATCCTCCCTCACCTCTCTCAGTAGATGATAACTCATCTGCTTCTGACATTTCGATTTGCGGATATGGCATTATTACTAACTGACCTACTCTATCTCCATCTTGAAATCTTTTTAATTTTGCAAAGAATGAATCTTTCGCAAACTTATACCTAAAAGAAATCTCTCCTCTATATCCTGAGTCTACAACACCTACACAATTTGCTAAGCGCAAATCTGTCTTTGATGTCGATGACCTAGGAAATAAAAGTCCAACATGCCCATCTGGCACTTCTAATGCAATACCTGTAAAATATTCTATAAAATTATTTTCTGTATCGATTCTATGACCAATGGCAGTCATGTCTAATCCAGCATCTCCTGCTTTCGCATAACTTGGAGTAACTGCTTTATCAACTAATTTTTTAAATCTAACTTTCATATTATTTCAATATACTTTTACCTAAAATTAAAGGAGATGCATCTTTATGAATTGCTATATGAAAACATTTATCCTTCTCTCTAATAATTAGTTGTTTATCTTTATACGATTTATAATTTGCATACACGTATTCTGTTACTTGTTGTATAATCTCGTCAGTCATTTTATGATGATTGTAATTGTACTAAATAATAAGTAGATGTAAATGTCTTACCGGTAAATGATACTCTTGCAAGACCTGCTTCAGAAACTTCAATCTTACCTGTTTCAGCATCTTTATTTGCTTGAAGTATTTCTTTAAACAATGTAGATGAAAAACAAATAACTCCCATATCTTTACTATCAGGCGCATCTAACTGAAATGTAATTCTATTAGTATTGATAGACGAATAATTCATTATCATATCTACTACACCGCCAGTACATTTAATTCCAAAGTTTTCTGATTCAGGTAATGCATTCTTTGCTTTGATAAATTTAGTTCTAACAGAATCTGTTATATCAATAGAAGCATTCCAATCAGGTGTATTCTTAAGATCTGGAACTTGTCTAATTACGGATAAATCTGCTAACATGAATGTCATGTCTACATCTTTGTCCTTTACTCCAATGCTCACAGCTGTGCCGCTCACATCATTTACATCAACTGTTAGGTCTTCACCTGTTGCAGTTAACATTTTTACTAATTGAGGTGTTGCATAAACACCTAATTCATTGTTACCCAGGTCTAAGTTAGAGGCATTAATATGTCCAATTACATTCTGATCATCTGTGATGAATTCTGTTTGTAATGCACCTTCTTTTGCATCCCACTTTACTGATGTAGTCGCTCCGGCCAAATGATATCGGCCTACGAAATTTAATAAGTCGCTTTTTTTCATTGTTCTACTTTTTCTTCAAAAAATTGGTTAAATATATCTTTGTTAATAGTTGTAATACTCTGTCCTCCAAACCTTTGATAATATTGTTTATACTTCTCATAGGTAGTGATCGCCGCATCTGGATCTTCAAACATTTCGTATATACTTTTTAATACTGCAGCTAAATTATTTGGAACAACATATTGCGCAACCTCTCTATGAGCAGCCACAATCTTGTTCACTTCTTTTATTGTATGATCAAATACATGTACATTATGTAATACCATTCTAGGCACTGCTGATGAATTATAATCATTTAGCATATCCCATGTAAAATCTTTACATGCCGGACAATCTAAACTACATGGAACTAATTGATCAGGAGCATCTAAAAGATCTAATTTCTGAACATTTCCATCTTCATCTTTTGAACCTTTTGGCATATATACATCTGTAAACGATAATTTCTTAAAGTTATGAGAATGTAAATATGTTCCATATACAGGATATTGACCAGGCGAACTTGAATCTGTTGTAACTATAATTCTGTTGCCATAATGTTTATTCAAACATTTTTGTATTGTTGATAATATAAAGAAATCTGATATCTTTGAAATACCTAATAAATGTAAATATTCTAAATTAACTTTTTCAAATTCTCTATTTTTCAACATTAATGCTAATGCCCACATGAAGTCAACTAATTTTTGAGGACCTCCAATAGCCCAACCATTAAATTCAAAATGCTTAAATTTTTGATACCACCAATCATACTCTTGCGGATTGGAACCTTGTAACATATTTAAGAACTTTGTCTTACCTGATTGATTCTTTTCGAACCATGCAAAATTATCATAACTAATATCTGCACATTCATAAAATTTATTTTCATATACTGTCTTAGGTGGTATATCTAAATTAGCTGCTACATCTGAATTAGCTTCTAACCAATGAAATATCTTTTCTCTCAAGTCATCACTATATTTCAATGCACCAGTTGCAATTTGATATCCTCCTGAATCTCCAAATACTAATGAATCTTTACCTAAACCAAATTGGTCACGTATATCCATCTTCTTATAATAATGTCCTGCTGTTATTAGGAAATTCTTATGTCTAAATTCTTCCGGATAACTATCATCATAAAATCTACATGTAGTTCCATTCGATAATTTTGTGTCCTTAATCAGCGACGACGCAAAGCCGCCGGCTGATAAAGACGGGAAGTAAATAAACTCTTTTTGTTTTTCTTTATTTTCTTTTTTATCCATTAAATAATACCTTTTTTAATCCATTACACGAAAAGTAATTTTCATGTAAACTATTAGCTAATTGTTCTATTTTACCTGACTCGGCTATTGTATCATAACGTTCCATCCATATACGAATCTCTCTTATTAGATGATCTTTATGTTTAAGATATGACTCCCAAGATTCTGTCCATTCACTTGGATACTTAAATTCATCGGAATACATTTCTGTATAACTTAATCTATTAGGAACCATTGGTATTGCTCCGGCCAAAGCTCCTTCATAGCATGAAATACCTAATGTCTCTTGCAAGTTTGCAGAAAATACCATTTTAGATCTTTCTAATAAATCATGATATTCCTTTTTTGTAAAGTCATGCTCTTGACATACAATAAATTTATATTCTGGTAACTCTCTTGCTAAATCTTTAAATATCTCTGGTTGTTTCTCAGGTGCAATCCTATGAGGAAATAATATGATATCCTCTTTCTTTTTAGGAGTAAACATTTTATTCAGATATTCCATAGGCCATCTTGTTCTAAAACATTTAACATCACCATATCCAAAGTTTCGTCTAAACATTGATAGATGGTCATCGGATGCAAACCAATTATAATCTATTGCCTCGGCTAATGATTTTTCAAATGTCTTAACCCATTGATCATCAATCAATCTACCTAAGAAATCATTAGGATCATAATTACCAGCATGCCATAGACCATGTATTTTGATAGGAATCTGTAATAGTTGGCTCATATACTTTAATTGTATAATACTTGGATTCCATGCATCTGTATAAATAAAATGGTCTCCTGGCTTAACCTTGTTATCACAAAACAATCTACCTATCTTAACCATTTGAGCACTTTTGTAAATATTAGTACCACCGAAGTTTAAAAATGCACCAGGAGTAGTTGCTTCAGGAATATCCGTAGGTCCTTCTATAACTTCTACATTATATTCTCCAAATGCCATTACTCGCATTAATTCTGGAAAATGTTGTTTCCATTGACCAGTATATCTCGTTTCAACTGCTTCTAAATCTACTATCCAAATGTTATTCATATATATCGTATTTGTAATCGTCTGGTGTAACTTTTTGCATATTCTGTATACTTGCACAATATAAACTATAAGGAGCATGTATAACCTTTATACTATCATTTTGTTTTAATAATCCTACTTCTGCCTCCTCTAACATATACATAATATGTGTTTTGATTCTAATCATAGGTGGAATATTTTTCAACATACCAGGTGTACATTCTAAACTAATTGTAGTACCTGTTCTATCAATAAACTTGTTCATCCAATCCCAATCTAATTTAGAATCTTTAGCATCTGCTATCAATTGTTCTACTGCTCCGGAGCAAAAATATATATGAGGTGCCTTATCCATATTGATGCCTTTAACATTTATATCAGCTAGAAATAATGTTTCTACATCTGTTAATCTACCTTCACATTCTTTACCGTACCAGTATTTTCTAAATCCTATCATATCTTTTTATTATATTATAATATAAGAAATCTTTTTCATCTATCCTAATTAAAATTGGAAAAACTTTCCTAAGTTATTATTTTCTGGGATCGAACCCCATTTCATTGCAGCATAAAAATCATTCAATTTATTTGCAAATGCAGACTTGAATATTTTATCATAGTCTATATTGTCCTGCACAAATTTTTCAATCGGCGCAGGATCTTCAAAACCTTTCAATGCCATAGTATCTAAGTTCATTGAATTTGGTTTGAGATATGTCCATTTAATTTTTTCTCCATTAATAATACCTCTAATGGTTTTTATTTTATGATGCTTCAACATATCATTATAATTTAATGCTGACTTAACATGTACTGGAGTTCCTTTCATTCTTATTGAAAATGGAGCATCGCCCTTTCTTGTATACTTCTTAACATTCTTTACGCCTATAGGAAACATCACTTCCATCAATTCTAATGTTTTCATATGTTCTTTGAAGTTTAAAATCTTCTCATCTAATGTAACTTTATCAATATCATTTAACATGTCTTCTAACACCTCAGCCATAAATCTCCTGAATGATGGTGGAAAGGATGATCTTACAACATCTAATCCTTTTACATCTAATTTAGACACTGAATGTCCTTCTACATTAATAATCCATTGTGCATATCGCTTCTTAGCAATCCATAGACCCGCCTTTGCTACATTTTCTTTTTTGATATCAAATCTATGTTCGGTTACATTATGAAATCGTTTGCCATAAATATCATATGACCTATTGATAAAGTTTTGTACCTCATCAGCTATTTCAATAGTTTTATCTGCCATCCATTGTTCATCTTTAATATCGAAGTCTGGATATCTTTTTTCAATTAAAGGTAATGACGAAAAGAATACTGAATCAGTATCTATATAAATGTTATGATCTTTCTTCTGGCCTAATTCAGTTGCATAAAATTTATTACCAATATCTGCTGTAAACTTAATAAGTTGTTGTCCTGTACTTGTAATAGCTGTTGCATTATCAGGATCAAAAAATCTAAAACTAGGATTACCTAATACTCCATAGAATGAATTTAAAAGAATTTTAGTTACTAATTGCATTCTATCATAATATTCTGCTTTAGCATCATTACCTTCCTTTTCATATTTTTTTCTTAAATTTTTATATTCAACACGTTCATTGAACCAATTATCTAAGATACTTGGAAGGAATCCTTTAATTTGTGTATCATATACAACTCCATTAGCTGCTATAGAATATTTATTAGATTCTAAATACTCTCGTAGGTCATGACTAGTCTCCCATCCATTCCATTGATCAGAATAATGTTGTCCTGTATTCTTAATATATCCTTTACTGTCAAAGTTTTCTAATTTTGTAACTTTAGTTTCTGGAGATATATTAAGTGTCATTATGATACTAGGATACAGTGATGTTAAGTCAAGGTCATATACCCATTTATAACGGCCGGCATTTGGTGCCTTAACATATGCTCCTAATAAGTTGAGCTCTTCGCTCGATCGGGGTGGTCTGCTCGGCGAAACAATATTCATTCGTTTCATATATGTTAACGCCGCACCATCTAAATATCTTGTTGGAAATAAAAAGTCCTCATAAGGAACATGACCTTTATGACATATACTTCTAGCCAGATCCATTAGTTTCATCTTTTGATCTATCTCCCATACCAAATCAACATCATTCATGTTATAATCAATATAACCTTGAATATCATTTTTCATGAGGTCATCTAATGTTCCTTCATATTTCATTTTACCTTTACCTAACTCTTTTTGAGATATAGCTTCTAATGAATAACTAGACTCTTGTGAATATGTAAAGTTTTTATACAATGCCATATAATCTAAACATGATACTCCGGATATTCTATATCTATTTCTATGTTTTAACCATATAACATCGTTAATTGGAGATAATGTTCTTGCTTGCTTTTCTCCTAAGATTTGTACCATCCTATTATAAAGATATGGTATATCAAAAAAGTCAATATTCCACCCAGTTATCAAAGTAGGCTGAATCTCATAATATTTGAATAAGAATTTACTAAGCAATGTATGTTCATCTCTACATGAAATAACTTCATATCCTGGTTTAGATAAATTTTCTACTACTTGGTCTTTATCTAAAATCCATACACATCTTTGATCACCTGCCTCATCAAAAATTGCAATTGATGTTACTTCATTTTGAGCTTCTTCTGGAGTTGGAAATCCAGATGCAATATCTACTTCAATATCAATAAATAAAGGTCTATGTCCTACAGATGCTTCATCTGAATCTGTATACATATCAATTAAAGTACGCATTTCTGGGTTCAAGTCATTTTCATATAATCCTCTTTCTTCTGAATCTGGATTATCTACTCTCATAACTCGTTCACCATCTAATGCAACTTTATCACCATATGATGCTTTTCGATACGCATAAGGTTTATAATTTACAATCACATGGCCTTTCTTATCATCCCAGATATGTACTTTGTTAGTACGTCTATGATATGCTACTGCTTGATACATTAAACTAGCTCTTCTATAATTCCTACTATTTCACTTAATATAAGAAAAATAACTGACACTACCAAATTAAATGGTAATAAAGCATATCCTGATATTCTAATTCCTGATTTGATGAAACTTATAATTTGATGTTTTCTCGCATCTGGTAGTTGTTGTTGTTTTGGTCTACCATCACTCATTATTCCGCCTGTTCTTGTCATATTAATTTATTTTGTAAATATTTCTATAATTTCTTTTCAATGAATTATCATCTAATCCATAACCTACTACCCATTCTTTATCAATCTCAAAACAAAAATGATCTACTGGAGGACTGTCTTCTTTTCGTTTTAGTAATGTAACAACCTTTACTTCAGCCGGCATCATATCATTAACTCTCAACAATATCTCTAACATCGTTTGGCCCGTATCAATTATATCATCTATAATATAAACACGTTTACCTTTACAATGAATTTCTAATTCTTTTGTAAATTTAACTCCGCCTGAATTGTCTTTACCTTCATATGACTTTGGTCGAATAAAATCCATTTGTACATCTATACCCATATCCTTCATGAGATCTGCAAAAAATGCATATCCTCCATTTAGTACACATATCATTACCGGTGGAAGATCATTTCCTGATTCTTTATGTTCCTCAGAAATTTTATGAGCCATTGCTCTGACCCTTCTTTCTATTTTATATTCTGGTATAAGTATTTCCATTAATTATATCCTCTAATGAATTCATAATACTCATTTCTAGTAGCAGGATCTTCTTTAAATGCTCCGGTCAATTTACTTGTCTTCATACTTGCACCACCATGTTTTACTCCTCTACATTGTACACAATTATGAGTTGCATCAATCATAACCGCAACACCCATGTTATCTTCAATAATTGCATCTACTGCATGATGGATAGCAACTGTCAATTGTTCTTGTATTGCACCTCTTCTACCAAAATGTTCTACCAATCTATTTAATTTAGATAGTCCAATTACATGACTATCTTTACCAGGAATATAAGCAACATGTACTACACCCATAATAGTTTGATGATGATGTGAACACATACTTGTCAATGGAATACCACCTTCAAATACTATACCATCATATCCATCACTAGGGAATGTTGTTATTGCAGGAGGAGCTTCATATCTACCTGCCCATAAATCTCTCACATATGCTTTAGCTACTCGATATGGAGTTTTATCTGAATTTGGATCTTCTCTCCATTCTACCTTTAATGCATCCAAAAACATACCAAATGCATGTGCTGCATCTGTTATCATTGCTTGCTTTTCTTCTTCTGTTAAAGGTCTACCCTCAGCTGCACCATTGGCATAACCTGCCTTTACTAGTTCTATATTTATACTAGATTTTTCTTCTTTATTATTTTTACACATATAATTCTTCAGTTTTATTATTACGAATCACTTACTGACACCATTGCTATTTCCGATTCACGGACTAACACATATGCCTCTTCTTCTAATTTAATTTGATTGCCATTTTTACCACTTAATTTACTTACAGGAGCCAAAACCATATCACCTTTTTTAACGGTCATTGGAATTCTATCTCCTGTTTGTGTAAATAAGCCTGGACCTGCATCAATCACATCTGCATATCCATATACATCATTTGTCGCTGTCAAGATAATACCTGACTTAGTTTTTGTTTGGGTTTCTTGTGCTTTCAATAAAAGCTGATCACCCATGGGTTTCATTTTCATTTTTTTCTCCATTTTATTAAACACCTCTTTCTGTATCAAATGCTATAATATGATCTCTACCTGACATATTATATCCATGTTCTGCTACCATTTGAAATACTTTAGGATACATTTCTATCAATGTATCTCTCGTATCTCCGGCTGGCATTACATATGTCTTATCTTTAGGAATACCTAATTCAACTCTATAATCTTCTATCTCTTTCAGATTCTCATCTGTACCGTCCCATACTGGTTTATAATGATAATCATCATGAAAGTCAATCATTTGTTTCATTGACTCTGTATTTAATCTAAATCTGTTATGAGTTTTTATCATTCTTTCATCTACCACTTTACCAGCTGGCGTAATAGCGCCCAATACAGGAACACTATTACTAAATTTCGGGCTAATGGATAATAAGCCCAAAGGATAATCCGTTTCAACATATTTACTTCCCTCTGTTTCAATTGTAATCAATATTCCTCTTTCATTTGCAAAATGAGACAACTCATTTACTAATGCAGGATGCATTGTCGGACTACCACCAGTCAACATCATTTCTGATATCTGAGGATTTTCGTCATATATCTTAATAATATCATTGAATGTAAATGTACCTTTTTCTGGATGGATACTTGTATACCAAGAATCACACCACCCACCTTCTCCGAAATAACATCTATGAGTACATCCGGTAGTTCTAACTGCTATCGTTGGCCTTCCAAACCTACTTCCTTCGGATTGTATACACCTATATACTTCTAATACAGGTAAGACCTTATTATAATCTTCTATTCTCTTATTCACTATATATCGATGAATTTCTGTCAGCTTCCCAACATTCTACTTTAACTACTTTTACTCTACCACCACCGGTCTTTGACATAACATCATTAAATTTATCAAATACTAATTTGGCACATGACTCAGCTCCCATCTTATCCATAACTCTTAATGAACATACACCTTCCATAGCTGCTGATTGAAAGAAGTCCAAATATGGATCATCTTTTTCAATTAATAATGTATGGTCCCACATATAGTTCATCCAATCTTTAAGACCATTACCTGGTGTGGGTGTTGCGTCCGTAGATTTGAATCCTCCATAATCTGCGATCCAATTCATTTCATCTAATTGATTTTCTTCTAATGGTTCTTTTGATTCAAACCATACTTTGAATTTTAATGCATATCCATGTAACAATTCGCAATGAGAATGAGATGCTTTCCATTGTCTCAATGCCACCGAATAGTTATCGAATATTTTTGTTGATTGATACTTTGCCATAATTTATCCTTTATTTTAATTTAATATAAGAAATACTTTTCATATATCCTAATATTTAAGAAGAATATGTCCATGCAAAATAATACTTTTTACCATGTAATAAATGGGATGCTGTATTATCATACTTACCTGTAAAGTCTGACATATAATTCAACATCTCAACTTCATCATTAAATAATGTAAAGTTATCTGGATATTGATATGCATCTGAAAAAGGTTTGCCTGAATTTTTTACTGACTTCTGTCCAATGGTTTCGAATACCATTGTTCTTAAATATTCTTGATCATATGAAGGTAATTTCTTCATATCGAATGTTAGATCTACTAATTTAAACTTAAAATGTTTCATATAACTGTTTTTTGATTTATTATAAATATAACTAATTTTTTGCAAACGCACAAATATTTGTGCCTTTTTTTTTCTAAAAATCTCCTGGGGCTACTTGAAAACAATCAAGTCCATTTTCTCGCCACATCTGAACTACTTTATCTCTATCATCAAAGACACATACAATATTATCTTTTTTATCATCTGGCCAAAGGTCATCTAGCCAACCCTGCTTTAACTTATCATCTGGCATAAATTTCCATGGATGACTAGTTGGGCGTAATTTTAAAACATCAAATGGCACTCCATGGAATCTTAACCATTCTGTAGTGACTTGTTTGGTTGCTTTACTTCTACCTGATAATATTGCTATCTTGTGACCGGATGATGACAACACACGAGCCATTTCTATTACAGATTCTTTTGGCTCATCTGTTTCGACTAATCTAGGTGAAAAGAATATATCCCAATCCATCTTACCGTTAGCTTTAACTGCTAATTTTCTTCTGTTTTCGATGTCGGCTAATGTGCCGTCCAAATCGAATATAATCCATGAATCTTTCATACTATACTAATTCAATCATATCTTTTGGAACATTCCATGTCTGACCATTTAATTTGACCTTACATTTCAATCTATTCACTTTTACTATCTCTCCAACAATACCAGCTACTTTAGGTGAATTAACTTCACATTTCATACCTACTTTAAATGCAGGTCTCTTCATAGTTAATAATGTTGTGATTTGAGCTTTCAATCCTTGTAATTCATGGAAGGACATTAAATGGAGGTTTTCTAAATTTTGATTCATTTTTTAATTTTTAATTTTTAGGTCATCTTATGGCTTGACCCCTTACCTTTTTATCTTCTATATAAAGATAAGAAAAATATTTCAATTAGGCAAATCTTTTTGGAACTTTTTTCCAATTATTCTACTTCCCTAGTTAAAATAAGTCCTTTCTTTGATAACTTTTCTTGCATTTGTTTATATGTGCCATATATGTTATAATGCTTACCAACATCTTTTTTATAAGTGAAGATCTCTTTACTTTTTTTATCTACAACATAATATGGACCGGAATAACCTTTTTTCATATCTCTAATTGTTTTTCCATCTTGTTTATGGATTCGATCGACCTTTTAAAGGTATCATTATCCATGCTGGCCATTGCTTGAAATGCACCGGATTGGGCGGCATATTTGCTGTCCTCATCTTGATATCTTGATAATACTTCTTCAATGTCATTTTCTTCCATTCTAAATTGCAAATTTCTTTTTAGGAACTTTAAGTCCGATTTTAAACTTACAATTACATTAATTAACTCGTTCTTTGTCATATCTTCTACTTTTTATTTATATATAAAGATAAGAAAAATATTTCAATTAGGCAAATCTTTTCAATGCTTTTTATAAGGACAATGTCTACATCCTGAGTTACAACAATATCCTCTTTCTAAATGATATTTTCTTGTCATGACCTTGTAACCATTTTCCCAATAAAATTTGGATGACTGATTAACATATTCTACCCAAAGCTGGTATATCCAATCATTATGTGATTTCACAACTGCCTCCTGCACAAGCTAATTCACCTTTCAAATCTGTTTCATCATCTGTTTCTACAATTTCAGATAAATCTACATTTGATAATGTTCCCATCATCTTTTCATATGTTGCTTCATCAATATCTTCAAATGGAGCTTGTGTATAAGTACCACCATCATAAGGTAGAACTGATAGGCCATTGTAATGTTCTTTATTGTCCCACATCCATTCTCCTGCAGCATCCCATTCATGATCTCTTAATGATATTGTTGCAGAAACATTATGAGTATTGTTTCCGGATCTATGACCTGGCTTAATCCATTCGGTTGCAACTTTCTTAACTCTTTCAAGTAATTGGAATGGTGATTCGGTTCTCATAATAGCACCTTCTGGTGATTTTTGTGGAATACTAATAACTGCTGTATCATGTGGTCTAAAGTATTCATCTTCAATTAAAGAAGGATGGTATTCTGATAGGTATTTAAACATTGATTCATTTTTACCTACTCTTATTCTTCTAATATAGTAATCATTATGCCAAGCATGAATTCCTGATGATGTTCCTAAAGTTAATGATGTTGTTCCTGCAGGTTTTACTGTTGTTGTTCTTGCTGATTTATTAATACCTAATATTGCGGCTACTCTGACATTTTCTTCTTTAACTATCTTAGCTGCCGATTTCATATCATATCCTAGTACCGTACCAGACCCTATACCTGTCATAGAAACTCCAATTAAAGCGTCTTTCTCAGTTGTTCTTTGCCATACTGGTCTTAAATAATGAAATTCGGTATAACCTGCTTGTAATGTTCCTATAAACGCTGCTGCCCTTACTCTATTTTCAAAGTCTTCCTGTGATTCAATATCACTTGCATTTACTTCACATAAGTTACAAAATTGGAATGGTCTTAATGCTATCTCACAACATGGATTAGTTCCCCAATCTTTATCATTTGAAAGGTATATACCAGGTTCTCCTGCACCAGATAATTCAACTCTTTTCCATAGATCCATAAAAAACTCTTTAGTGATTTTATGTCTCATTAATACCGCTGAATTGTTAGCTCTACCTCTTTGTGGATTCAATTCCCACCAATTACCTGACTTACATGAAATCATTTCTTCATCATGTGCCGAAAATAAACTGATTAGAGCAGCTCTTCTAATACCACCTGCCAATACTGCATCTGCAATATGACAAACAATATCATGAGTCTCTAATGTAGATAATTTTTCTCCATCTTGTTTTCCTTTCAATAGTCCCTCCACTTTAACCAAACATTCTTTTAATGGTTGTGGTCCTGGTGCTTTACCACCTGAGGTTACTAATCTAGCTCCTTTTGGTCTAATATCTGAATAATCAAATTTTAGATGAGAGCCTCCTTGAAAATAATTTTTCATAAGAGCTTTAACTGCATCTGCCCAACCTTCTATTGAATCTGCAATTAAAAATCTTCTTGTTCTATTATAATTAGGTTTTCTAATTTCAGGTAATTCATCTACATGGTGTTTCTGTACTGAATATCCTACGCCTGTTCCACCTAAAAGTAAAAACATTGTTTCTGAAAAGGCTCTCCAATCATCAATAGGAAGATATGCACAATTATATATTCTATTTGGGCTAATCTCTATAGGTTTACCAGCGAATTGCATACTCCTCATTGATGGTAATACTTTTTTATCATACACAAATTTATATGCAGACTCAATTTCTTTCTTAAGTGTTGGAAAGGTTTTTTGATGCATTGTCTTATTTCGTGTAACTAGTTCTTCCCAGGTCTCTCTTCTTTCTAGTTCTGGAATATATTTTGCATACTTCATGTATACTGTAATATCTGATAATATTTGTGTTGAGATGTCCATATTTTCCTTTTCTTTTGTTTATTTTATTATTTTAAATGTAAAAATGTAGCTGCTAATGGCTACGTAAATCAACTAATTTCCTATATAAATATACACTGAGTGCATGTCCAAGGTTCATTTACGTAACTTTTTCTTAACTTTTTACTCAAAACCTTCAGATTGTGTTTCTTGATATTTTCTAGCTAGCATCTGTCTAGCCATATCATTACCATTATCCATCTGCTTTTGAGTATCTCTACCGCCTACGGACGTATCTGTATAAATATTAAATTGTCCATTTGAAGTATTCATCTTACTTGGCAATGTAATGCCATCTGGGCCGAACCTATTCTTAATAACATGCCATCTACCTGTTCCTGCTAACTTATCTTGTACCTTTCTAGATAATGATAATATAAAATCAGCAACCATTACTTTACCATATGACTCTGAAACTTTACTAGCATCAATAACATCTTCTTCTAATGCTGATCTATTTGCTTGAGATGCTGTCCAAACTGGTATTTCATATTCTCCAGCCATACCACGAAGATCTTCATATATACCTTCAAGTTCATGTCTCTTTTCTTGACCATGACCTCTTAACAAATCTGCATAATCAACTATAATAACATCTGGCTTCTTGTCTTGCATAATACATTTTTCAACATGGGCTCTAATACCCATTACCGATACTGATTTTGTAGGATAATGTTTAATGATCAGTTCTCCTTTCAATTTAGATAACTGTTCTTTAATATCTTCTTGATAATGTTTCAAGTTTTGATTTGCAATACCTGTTATAACTGAATCATATCTTAAACCAACATAAGCCTCATTCAGCTCTAATGTATAATGTACGACCGTCTTTCCTTTCTTAACTAAATGAGCTCCTACATTCATTAATGCCCATGACTTACCAATACCTGCCGGTGCTACCATTACTCCTAACTCACCTTTACCTAGTCCACCGTCTGTCAATTCATTAATAACTTCCCATGGAGTTTCTTGTACAAACCTAACAGCTTCAGTATATCGTTCATCTATATCAGTCATATAATCATGCCCAATATTTTTATCTGCACCTGCTTTAAGTGCATTATCAACTGTAGCCTTTATCTCATCATATTGACCATGTTTTAATAATTCAACTGATCCTAGAATTGCTTTTTTGATTTCTTGATTCTTACAAAAGTCCATTGCCTGGTCTTTTATATATTCTAAATCTGTAGAGTCTGTATATTTCCAAGCATCCTTAAGGTGTGCAACAACTTGGTCTTTCAATACATCATGCTCAACCTTTTCTAGTTTCACTTTCATTACTTCTAATGTAGGCGAGGCATTATATTCTTTCTGGTATTCTAATATTGTAGATACAATCCATTCATTTGCATCTGATTCAAAGTACTTCGGACTAAGGATATCTGAAATTTGTTGTAGAAATGATTTATCTACTAACAAACTTGTTATAACTTTAATCTGAAATGCGTATCCGTAACTACTTAATCTATCTGTCATGCATTAATTATAATAATTTATTTTCAAATAACCTAATCTTTACCCAACGAAGCAAATGCATTCAGTGAATTGAATGATGAATTTAACCAAGAATCTAAATCTTTGATAACTGTATACATTTTATCGGCCATAAACATTTTCTTAAACTCATAAGTATTAAGCTTGTCTATATCACCTTGCATCTTATCTAATGTTATCATTTTAGCACCTCCATGTATATCAACTTCTTTTAACTGCATAAGTCTATAATTAAGGTCTAATAATTCTTCATTCTTTGAAACTAGTTCATGCACTTTATATTTCTTTTCTACATTTGCTGCATGTTCAACTAGTTCTTGTATTGTAACTTCTCTATCGTCAGTAAACATTGGAAAATGTTTAATTAGGCTCTTAGGTCCTACTCCTTTAAGTCCTGGTATATTATCGGACTTATCACCAATAAAAGAACGGTACACCAAGTAGTTCTTTGAGCTAAACCCAAATTCTTCTTGCATCACACTTGGAGTGTACATCTTCTTTTTTATAGGGCTCCATACTGAAATTCTATTATTCACTAACTGAAGGAAGTCTCTATCTGTTGAACAAATTGTAACTCTATTTTCATCTTTAGTATATACTTCATTTGCAATATATGCCATTATATCATCTGCTTCTACATTGTCAATAGATAATGTAGTAACAGGTAAGCAATTTAGATATTGTACCATTCGACCAAATTGTTTTTTCATCGAAGCAGATTCATCTTCTAATGAAGCAAATTCTTGATACCTATTAAATGCTGTCTTGTTAGCCCGATTTGCTTTGTATTCTGGAAATAGTTCTTTTCTTCGCTTAGAACCACCCTTACCATCAAATACAATTACACACCTCGTTGGCTTTATCTTACGGATAACGGCGGCAACAGATCTTAAAAAACCTGTTACGCCGCCTATATGTTGTCCGTCGTCATTAAGAGCCGGCACGGCTGAAAACACTCTAATGAATGTATTCAGACCGTCGATCACTAAAAGATGGCTGTCCTTACTTGATCCTTTACCTTGCTCTCTTTCCCTTTCTACTTCTTGTAGTATGTCAAAAAAACGTCCTTTCATTAGCCTTCTTCGCTAACAAATTCTTCATCTATTTGAACATCATCAATTCCAATGTCCTCGCCTGGTTTATATTTAAGAATATAGGCTTCACATATTTGTGCATAGATTTCATCTTTCAATCCGTCGATCTCATCTAACTTCTTTTCAAAATCTTTTGATAAGAATTTAACATCTGTACCATCTTCTCTAGTAAATGTATACCATGCACCTGCTGTTCCTACTAACTTAAATTGCTTCATAACATTAAGCCAACCACCGTAGTTATCAATTCCTGATTCAAAATAGATATCATAATCAATAGTTTTCAATGGTGGACCCATTCTGTTTTTAACCACTTGGCATCTAGTTTTAATTCCGATAGCCTGATCGACACCGTCCTTTTTAACTTTGATTTGACCAACTGATTTGAGTCGTAACCTTACCGAAGCGTGAAATGGAATCGCTTTACCACCTGATGTAGTATAAGGGTCTCCAAATGCTACTCCTAGTCTAGTTCGTAATTGATTTGTGAATATTAAACAAATTTTGTTACGGCCTATCATATTTGTAAGCTTTCGCATACCTTTTGATAATATAATAGCTTTACTTGTCGCATAACCATCCTTATCAAATTCTTTAGCCATTTCAATTTTTGTAGAAGCTCCCATTACAGAATCTACTACAATTGTTACTAATCTGTCTTTATTCGATTCACGAATCTTTACTACTATACTTTCAATAGCTTCGAAAATGTCTTCGATTGTTTCTAAAGGGACATATAACATCTTTTCCAGATCAAGTCCTATTGCTTCTAAAAACTCTCTACTTATTGCATTTTCTGTATCAATATAAACAGCTAACCCACCTTGCTTTTGACAATTTGCTAAAGCATGTGCTGCTAATAAAGATTTTCCTGATGCTTCTAATCCTGTAATCTCAGTAATTCTACCGACAGGAAATCCACCTTCCTTACGATTTGAAATTGCAAGATCAAGCATTGAGGAACCACTTCCTACCCAACCTCTAACTTCGCTAGGTGCCTTAGTATCTCCATCTAAGAAAAATGCAGTTTGATATCCTGTATTCTTAAACTTCTTATTAAGACTATCAGCTAATTCTACTGCTAAGGAGTCCGCTAGTTCGCTCTTTGTTTTTGATTTTGCCATAAATGTAACTTTTTTTATTCGTTAAATAACTCGTCAAATGCTGCAGATACATCATCTACTTTATTGACGCCGGCTGGTGCCGCTTCTTTCTTTGGTGCTTCTGTTGCTGCAGGTCTTGCATCTGTCGATGTACCAGTATCACTATCAGGATTCAACCATTCTTCTAATGCTCCTTTAAGATCATCATATGATGGCTCTTTAAAAATATCATCTAAGTTAGATTGATTATTTGCTGCTTGTTCAGCAACATTTTTATCCTCTGTCATTGGAGTAACATTTGGCTTTACTCTAATAGTAGTTTTTGGAAATGCTCCTGCTTCTGCTGGAGTAAATTCAACTAAGATATCTCTACCTCCCATTGGGTCTGAAATATCACCATAATCTGGATCTGAAATAATACCTAATAATTCAGTATATACTTGTTTACCAAAGCCCCAAAATTTAACACCTTCTGATTCCGAACCTCTTACAAGGATAGGAACATATGTTCTCATTTTAGGTTCCATCTTCTTACCTAACTTCCATTCATCGGAATTACCTGATGCTTTAAGTTTTTCACAAAACTCAACAACTGGATCTGCTTTTCCGTTTGTAATTGGAGATAGATAATTTTTCTTACCTAAATCATAATGAAAATAAAGTTCTCTGAAAGGATTACTTCTGTCGTGCTGATAAGGCACAATTCTTACAATTTGTTTACCTGGTTCAGGTCTCCATAAATTGTTTCGGCGAGTGCCGGTCGTTTGTAATTGATTAAGTTTAGCCTTAATCGCGTTTAAGTCAATTGCCATTTTTTTCTTTTCTTTTTTTAATGGTTAATAATTAATTAATAATATAACAACTTTATTTCGTATTTCCTAAGCATTATTGAAAAAAGTTGCAAAAAAGTTTTTAACTGCTATTTTTTATTTTTTAATTTTGAGTTTAATTATGGCTAAACTCTAATCCTTATTATTTTGTGCCGCCTATTCTTTTAAATTCTTTCAATAATGGCTTATCACTGACTTTAGATTCCATCATCTTTTCAATTTCTGTTGCATAATCATTATCCATGAACATGTCATATAATCCATTTAAAATATCTTGTCTACCTGCTTTTGATACCGCATCAATATACGAATCAATTGCTTTATAAAATGTTTGCACATCATTTGGGTCTAATTTTGTCATCATTGTCTTTCTCCCATTCTATTGTTTTATTAATATAAATATAATGAAAATATCTTTAATATCCTAATTTATCCTTCGAAGAATCCAATTTTTCCAAACTCTTTCATATATGAATCAAATCCGTTATTAACGCTTTTATCAAAATTTGGACTAACCTGTCGTACAATATCAACTGCCTTATCATAAAATTCATCAGCTTCTTTTTTGTTTCCTCCCGGAAAATCATATGCATCTTCTGGAATACCACTTCCCATATAACGTCCTAATCCATATCCATACTGAGGATACTCATCATTAAGTGATATTAATTCTGCTTCAATACTTGATATGTTAAGTGCTTCTGTTAGTAATGTTTTTAGTTTAATCATTTTTTCCTTTTTTATATATCAATTCTTTTGTGTAAATCTAAATGTATATGTCTTAATTCATCACCATCGGTTAGTAACAATGAGTTTTCATAATTTGGCCAATTGATAATAAATTTCTTGTCCAATATACCATTATTAGCCTTCAATATGATAACATTCAATGCATTAACTGTATACAATGTATTTGTTTCTTTCTTTCTATGTATCATAATTGTATTAGGTGTCTTACCGTAATCATCTGGCTGAACATTATATGTTACATATAAGTCATGTCTATTACTAGCATCAGAAAACACAAACATTCTTTTCTCTGATACTGTATATGA